AGGCCGCAGAGATCGGCGTCAAGACTGGCCGGTGCGTCGTGTGCGCCCGCCTGCTCACCGACCCCGAGAGCGTCGCGGCGGGCATCGGCCCGGTCTGCGCCGCTCGCCTCTAGCCGAATCAGGGGGGGCAACCCCCCTGATTCCCCCACCCCGAAAGGCCCCCATGTTCTACATCGAGTGCGACAACCGCATCTCAGCCCGCGACACGCTCGCCCAGGCCAAGGCCGAGGCGCAGTACAACCACAGCGAGTTCGGCCTGGCGTCCAAGATTCGCCGCGACGGCGCGCTCGTCGCGGTGCTCGACAGCCACGGCAAGTACTGGCAGGTGGTGCGGAATCTCCACTAACCAGGATTAGGAGGGGGGTCCGCCAGATGCTAAACTATTAGTACAAGCCAAACCGACACGAAAGGCACCGCATGACCTCCATCACCGCAGTTGTCACCGCGCACAACTCCATCGCACTGGCCGACGCGATCAACGTCGCAATGGTCAAGGGGGGCGCAGTCGCCGTCAACGGCTACACGCCGGTCACCGCGTGGGGCAAGCCCGCCGCGCACGCCTGGAACAACGGCACCGTCTCGTTCAAGGTCAAGGCCAAGAAGCCCGGCAAGTTCAACGACATCTACGTGAAGGTCGGCTCGGCCCTCACGATCACCGCCTAGGAAGGAACCCCTTGGACACTCTCACTCTCCGCGAAGCCTGCGTCGCGATGCTCGTCGGTCGCCCGGCTGACATCGACGCCACGAACGTCGTCTACCGCCTGCGCGAAGCAATCGCCAAGGTGACCGCCGTCACCCCGCTCAACATCGACACCCCGCTCGACCTCGACATCGTGGACGACATCATCATCCGGGCAGGTGTGTAATGACCCACTACCAAGCCGCCGAGGGCCTGCCCGCCACGACCCCGTGGATGACCGAGAAACTAGCCATCGCCATGTCGAGCGACGTTGGCCTGATGGCGCTCAAGCAGTTCTACGAGGGGCACTCGAACCTCTCGGTGTCCTACTCGTTCGCCCGCTCGAAGGCCCCCGAGGAGGACTACACCTGTGACAAGTGCCGCGAGTATCACCCCGCAGGGCTGAACGTCGCACTGTTCGGCATCGGGCACGATGTTGACGCCGGGCACGCCACGATCCAGAACCCGATGGACCTCATGGAGTGGTCGCGCCTGCTGGTGCAGGTCGGCCTCTGCCACAGGTGCTGGGCCGAGGAGGGCTACCCGCACAACCCGCTGGCCGACATCGACCCCGGCTTCGTCCAGCAGGCGGTTCGCCTGATCGAGATTCCCCCGCTGGACGTGCTCACGTGAGCGTCCCCCTGCGGCACCCCTGGAAGATTCAGGTCCGCGACGACCCCGAGGGCGGTGAGTCCTCCTGGCGGGACAGCACCGTCGAACTGAACGAGGGCACCAGCGTCAGCGATTACGCGCACGAGATGAACGTGCTCCTGGGCTGGAAGAAGTACCGCCGCCCGCTGTACTCGATCCGGTGCCCGCACTGCACGTGGTACTACACCGCGAGCGGCCAGGCGATTGTTGACATGGAGTTCAACCGCCACATGCGCCTGCGCAAGAACGACCCCGCGCACGTAGCGACTAGTTCCAGTCGCTAGACAAGCCTTCGCCCCCCGGCATTCCCGAACCGGGGGGCGAAGCCGTAGACAGGGCATCCTAGCCCTGGTCCGGGCCTGCCGGTAGTCTGTGCCCCATGAGCACACGTCGGCGGGACATCACGAAGTACGCGCTCGCCGTTGCCGAGCCTGACACCATCGCCCCTGGCCTCGACTTCCCCGCCACGGCGCGGTGGGCCGGGCCTATCGGCATGGAGGACGAACTCACCGGCGACGGACGCGGCATCCAGGGCGGCGCACTGCGCTGGGAAGTCTCCGCCGACAACCGCCCGCCGATCCGCTACGTCGCACAGGACGTGGGCCTGCACGACGGCGCTGTCACGGTGGGCAACTTCGACCTCATCGAGCGGCGCGAGGGCGGCGTCATCTGGGGCGAGGGCGACTTCGACATGGCCTCCGAGGAGGGCCGCGAGGCGTACCGCATGGTGAAGGAAGCGCGCCAGAACGGTGTCTCGATGGACCTCGATGACGTGTCGTTCGAGATTCGCGTGGCCGCTGAACTGGTCGAGGCGATGAACGCTGTCATGGAGGAGGACGGCGACATCGAGGTTCCGACCCCGAACGAGGACGGCACCGTCACCGTCGTGACGATCAACAGCGACGACGAAATCATGCTCACGACCAACGCGCGCATCCGCTCCGCGACCATCGTGGCGATCCCCGCCTTCGCCAATGCCCGCATCGGCATCGTGGAAGGCCCCGAGGACGACGACGACGCCAGCCCCGCAGGCAGTGATGAACTGGCCGTGGTCGATGTGTCCGGCGACCCGGTGCGCAACGCTGTCGCGCAGGCCGAGGCCGACGCGCTCCTTGCCGCCAGCGCCCCGATCCACCCGCCCGCCGCGTGGTTCGCTGACCCGCATCTCAGCGAACCCACGGCGCTCACCATCACCCCGGATGGGCGCGTCTACGGTCACCTGGCGCTGTGGGGCACGTGCCACCTGTCGCACGCGGCAGGCGGGCAGTGCGTGTCGCCGCCGAACAGCCCCAGCGGCTACTCCTGGTTCCACACCGGCGCGCTCGAAACCAAGGAGGGCGACCTTGTCAGCGTCGGCCACCTGACGATGGCAACCGGCCACGCGAAGGATGACCTCGGCCCTGCGGCAACCCTGAGCCACTACGACAACACCGGCACCGTCGCGGCAGACGTGCGCGCCTACGAGGACGGCTTCGGCATCGCCGTCGCAGGCGGGATGCGGTCGAACCTGACGCCCGAGCAGGTGCGCGAGTTCCGCGCGGCCCCGCTGTCCGGCGACTGGCGGCGGGTGGGCTTCGCGCTGGAACTGGTCGCGGCGCTGAGCGTGAACGTACCCGGCTTCGGCGTGCCCCGCCCTGCGGGCATGGTCGCGGGCGGCAACCTGGTCAGCCTGGTTGCGAGCGGCATCATCGTGCCGGTCAGCGCCGAGACTGCGAGCACGCTGTCGCACGGCGACCTCGCCTACCTGCGGGCCTTCATCGACCGCGAGAAGCGGGCAGAACTCACGAGCCTCGCGGCTCGCCGGAACCGAGTCAAGGTGGCGGCGTTCGCCCGCCGTAGTGGAAGGAAGTATTGACGTATGTGCAACTGCGGGAAGAACGCTCGGCAGACGCCCCCTGCCGGGATGACGACCGGCTCACGCCAGGCGGCGCAGACCGCCGCTGACGCGCAGGCGCAACGGGCGGCAAATCACTCGACATCGCGCATCGGCCCGGCGCGTCCGGTGGAGCAGGGCGGGCAACAGTCGTTCGCTCTCCGCACCGCCGATGGCCGCACGCAGTCGTTCGGCTCGTTGCTCGAAGCGCGTGCCGAACGGATGCGCTCAGGAGGCGGCGACATACAGCCCGCCTGAACACAGCAGACTCGCCGCCCGGACAGCGCTCTATGCGAAGTCCGGGCGGCGCGCTATGCTCGCCGTGAACCAGATGGCGGATCGGGCCTTGGCGTGACTCTTTGTTCACCCCGACCCGGAGGCCCATCATGGCAACCATCTCGCGCCGGTCCAGCCGGACGCTCATCACTCTCGCCACGTGCTACGCCGACCAGGCGGACGACGCACTGGTCATTCCCGAAGACCTGACGACGCTCACCGACGACGAGGTCGCGGCCCTTGCCGCCCGCGCCGACGAGGCGTTCGACACGATCTACGGCGACGGCACCGCCGCGCTCAGCGACGCCGACTACGCCACGCTCGGTGACCTCACCACCGGCATCGAAGCGCTCGCCGCCGAGCAGGCCCGCCGCGAGGAAGCCGCGAACGAGCGGCGTGAAGCCGCCGCCGCGCTTGCCGCCCGCGCCCGCCCCGCGATGTCCACCGAGTCCACCCCTGACGCCGGAGACAGCGGCGACGAGGAGGACGAGGACACCGACGAGGACGACGAGGACGCCGACGACGAGGATGCGGACGACAGCGCCGACGCTCCCGCCGACGAAGCCGCCGAGGTCGTCACCGCCGCAGGCACCACACAGCCGCGAGGCCGTCTGGCGATCAACCTCCGCTCCGCGAACCGCAACGCGCCGAAGCGCCAGCGCCAGCCGCAGACCGCCGACCGCTCGATGCGCGACGTGGCCTACGCGACAAGCGACGCGCTCGGCTACGCGGACCACGCCGGACTCGACTGGCTCGACGCGGGCAGGATGCTCGACCGCCGCATCGGCTCGTTCTCGCTCGGCCAGTACCAGGCCGCGCAGGCACGGGGTCAGCACATTCGCGAACAGCACAGCCTCATGGCGTTCAAGCGGGAGACTCCGAAGGAACTCCTCGTCGCGAGCACCGGCCCCGAGGCCATGATGAACGCGATGAACCGGGCCGTCGATGTGACCCGCCTGCCGGGCGGCGCACTCACCGCCGCTGGCTGGTGCGCCCCTTCCGACACGCTCTACGACCTCTGCTCGAACGCGAGCCGGGACGGCATCATCAGCCTCCCCGAAGTCGGCGTCCAGCGGGGCGGCATCAACGTGCCGGTGAACCCGACGTTCGCGGAACTGTACTCGCAGATCGGCTTCCACTTCACCGAGGAAGATGCCATCGCGGGCAACTGGGCACCGGGCGCGAACCCGGGCGACCCGAACATCGCGGGCGACAAGCCCTGCTACGAGATTGAGTGCCCGGTCTGGGAGGACCACCGCCTTGAGGGCGACGGCCTCTGCATCGTCGCCGATCTGCTCACCGTTCGCGGCTACCCGGAGATGCTTGCCTGGGTCACGCAGAACGCGCTCATCGCGCACGACCACAAGGTCAGCGCGGGCAAGATCGCGAAGATCGTCGCCGGGTCCACCCCGATCACGATGACCACGGACACGGTGGGCACGACCGCCCCCCTGCTCGCGGCCATCGAGTTGCAGGTGGAGCACTACCGCTACACCCAGCGGCTCCCGCGCACGACCACACTCGAAGCGGTGTTCCCGTACTGGATTCGCGGTGCGATCCGGCAGGATCTGTCCGTCCGGCTCGGCCTCGCTGAGTTCGACGTGACCGACGCCCGCATCGACGCCTGGTTCCGGTCGCGCGGTGTGGCCCCGCAGTACGTGTACGACTGGCAGGCGCTCGACATCAACCCGCTCGACACGTTCAAGACGTGGCCGAGCACGGTTGACTTCCTGCTCTACCAGGCGGGCACGTGGGTCGCGGGCGTGGATGACATCATCACGCTCGACACGCTCTACGACTCCACCCTGCTCGGCCAGAACAAGTTCCTGGCCCTGTTCACGGAGGAGGCGTGGCTCGTCGCCAAGCGGTGCATCGACTCCCGGGTCATCACCGTGCCGGTCCACTCGGACGGCTCCACGCACGCGGGCGTCCTGCTCGACGCCGACCTCTCGCCCTCGGCGTGATCGGGCGGCGAGCGAAGCGAAGGAGGTAGGACGTGGCAACTTTGGCCCCGCCTGCCCTGGTCGTCGGCCCAGCCCGCGCGCCTCTCGCGTTCGGGCTGGGGTCGGTGTTCTCTTGGCGCACCGGCGACCGCTGGGAAGCAGGCGTCACCTGGGATGCGATCACCTGCGAGCCTGCGGCTGGTCGCGGAGGGCCAGCGTGCGCGCCCGACGTGCCCATCGGCTTGCCGAAGGTCATCGACGCAGGCCCCGAGTACGGCACCGCCGACGCCTTCGTGGTGTTCGGCGAGGCGCTGTGCTCGCCCATCGGCGGTGGCTGGTCGGAAGTCCAGGCCAAGGCCGACGCCCACCTGTTCGCCCGCGAGGAGGCCCGCGCAGAGCAGGCGTTCTGGACGGGCGACCTGGGCAACACCCCGAACCTGTCCGGCGCGAACGGCTACCCCGCGCCCGTGTCGGCAGGCACCCACGACGACGCCTACGAGGCGCTTGCCGCAGTGGAGTACGGCATCGGCGTCGAGTACGGGTCGCAGGGCGTCATCCACATGAGCCGCCGCACCGCGTCGCTCCTGGCGAAGTTCCTTGAGAACCGGGGCGGTCGGCTCTACACGCGGGCGCTCCAAACGCCGGTCGTGGCGGGCGCAGGCTACCCGGACGTGCCAGAGATTGTCGGAACCCCCGCCATGCTCGGCTACCGCTCGGAAGTGTTCACGTCGTCCAACCGGCAGGGCGATCTGCTCGACCGGGCAACCAACGATCTGTACGCGGTAGCCGAGCGGACATACGTCCTCGGCTTCGATCCCTGCCCGGTCGTCAAGGGCACCTACACCGGGACGGTGACACCATGAGCCTTCCCCCGTTCGACGGCACTGGCTGGATCGCAGGGATGCCGGGCCTGCCCGGTGGCGGCGCATCAGTCGATATCATCGTCGCCCCCGGCTCGGTCCAGACGGTCGCCTCCACCGACCCGAACGTGATCGCCTCACCGCTGACGGCATGGACCGTGGGCCAGTCGGCCACGTTCAGCGACGGCGCGTTCTACTGGAACGGAACCGGCTGGGTCGCGGGTGCCGCGCCCGCTCTGGACGAGGACACGCTCTCCGGCTGGACGAAAGCGGAACTGACCCAGTTCGCAGAGGATCACGAACCGCCCATCCCGATCCCCACCGGCTCGACCAAGCCGCAGATCATCGCGCTCATCCTGGCGGCACTGGCCGACGAAGAATCCGAGGAGAACTGACATGACCACGCATTGCTTCATTCCGCTCCTCGGCAAGAGGATGCGAGTAACCGAAC